GGCGCGCGGGCGGGCGGGCGGGCGCCATCCGCCACAGCGTCGCCACAGGACGCCACCGAATCGCCCGCGGCGGCACCAGCAGCGGCGACCGGCGGGGTCTTCTGTGGACCACGACGACCGGGGGGGGGAGGGGTCGACCGCGGCGGGGTCGCCGGATGCTGCGGGGCGTGCGCGTCGCATCCGATGCACGGCGGGCGGTGCCACAACTCGTGCCGCCCCGTCCTGCGGCCCTGCCTTTTTTGTCGGCCGATCGACGGCACGCGAGACGACCGTAAGTGCCTGGAACGTAAAGGATTTAGGGCCAGGTCGCTCGAGATCGGCGGTCGCAATCTGCAGGAAACTCTGCAGAACGTCGTGACATCGACCGATCGAGACGGTACCATCAGCGAGCCGCGGCACGTCGCCCGGCGACCACCTACCACAGGAGCCGACCGATGCCGTCCGACCGCCACCACTACTCCGACCTCGCGTGGTCGTCTGCGGGGTTCGCCCGCGGCGTCGCCGCCTTCCTCTACTCGCCGGTCACCGACGGCACGCCCGCCGACGTCGACGACGCCTACTCGATCATCGACGTTCCCGCGTGCGACGCCGCGGTTCGCGAGTCCTTCCCGCGTGCGGCGGGTCGATTCCTGCTGATCATCGACAACGCCGAATTCCGGTCGGACGATCTCGCCCAATTGGAAGGCATGCTCGCCGACGTCATGACTGCCGACGGCGAGGTCGACGCCCACGCCGAGACCCGCGTGGTCAACGACGCCCGCTGGATCGCCGCGTGCGGCGGTACTGAGACGTGGGCGAAGGCCCGCGATGGTCGCGAGTACCTCTACGTCTGGTGGCAGAACGCACCCGCCGACACGCCCGCGGCCCTCCGCCACGGCTGGCTCGACCGCACCGACGTCATCCGCCACGACGACCCGAACGCCTGACCACCTATCGGAGTCCACCATGAACATCGACCGCGACCGCATCATCGCCGACATTCTTCGCCCGTACCGCGCGGAGGGTGAGCATCAAGTCGCCCGCGAGTATGGGCGTGAACTCCGCGCCGCGTCCGACGACCGCCTCATCCGCGAGGCTCGATTCAACGGCGTCACCGTCCACACCGACACCCCGACCGCCTGACCACCTACCACCGGAGCCACCGATGACCAGCAACGCCCGCAACCTGCCCACCCTCTGGACCCGCCTTCGATCCGTCGCCGATGCGATTCGGTCGGGCGAGTCCGACACCTCCGATCCCGTGCTCGCGGCGATCGCCGACCTCGAAGCCTGCCTCGCCACGTTCGGCATCGACACCGCCCGCGATTCCGTTCGGCGATTCCGCGGCGACGAATCGCCACTCGGCGACGTCTTCACGCTTGCCGCCGCCTACTGCGATCTCGCCGTCGAGCGGCTGCCGATCCACGACCGGCTGCAGGCGTTCTTCGCCATGCTCCCGGCGACCGGCGGCAACCCGTACCGAACGCTGTACCTGCTCGCTGCGTTCGGGCTCGACCTGAACCCTGACGACGCAATGGCGCACGACTTCCCGCGGCATTGGGAGGACGAGCTCGAAGTGTTCGACCGTGACCGGATCGGCGAGACCTTCGAGCGGGTCGCTGCTCAGGTTCCGGACATCTGCGGTCTGATGCTCGCCGTCGCCGCCGACCTCCGCGGCTACCACGACCGGCACCACGCCGTCTCCTGCCCGACTGAGGCCGAGGCTCGCATGCTGATTAGCAGTCGCGACCTTGCCGCTGCCGACTCGCTGGTCGCGATTCCGTTCGAGCCGATGCGGAACGGTCCCGGCGCCGGTCGATTCATCATCGTCGACTTCGAGACCCGCACCGAGTTCACACTCGCCGACCTCGACCGATGCCGCGGCGTCCTCTGACGCCGCACTGGCTGACCGGGAATCTTCGGAATTTCTGAAGGTTCCCGGTCAGCACGCCCGACTTCCGATGTACCATCTGCAGACCGTGGCAATAACCGCCACAGAACCACCTACCGGAGTACCGACATGCTGACCCTCGACCGCACCGAAGCCCGCGCCGCGATCCTGCGGCACCTCGACATCGACCCCGCCGACGTGCCCGCCCGCACACTCAGCGACGCCGCCTACGTCGGACTCGCCGTCGCCGACGCCACAGTCGGCAACTCTGAGGCGTTCGGATTCCCGCACCACTACGTCGCGACCGCGGTCGCCTCCCTCCTCGACGAAGCTCAGGACCGCCTTGGACGTGCTGGGCTGCTCGACCTCGCCGACGCCGTGGTCTTCAGTGTTCACCGTCGCCAGCACTGCGACCCGACCGGCACGCCCGCCCGCTGCGACTTCGTGATCGTCGCCGAGCCGCACGTCACCGCCGGTAGCCACGTCGAACCGTTCCTGTCCGACATGACGCGGCCCGAAATCCTCGCGGCCGTGGCGGGCGTGCGGCTGTGACGCGCGTCCTCGCCCCGTTCGCGGGCTACCTGCTCTTCGGTGTCCCGGCGTTCGCCGGGGCACCGGAGGCGCCGGTCGGCATCCGCACCCTCCTCCTCCTCCTCGTCGCGCTCGCCGCGATCACTGACACCGCTGCCGGCCGCCGCCGATCCTGACCACCACCTACCGGAGACCACCCGTGCGATTCACCTACCGAACCCAGACCACTGACAAGCCCTCCGGCTGGCGATGCGCCACCACCGGACGCCGCCTGCCCGCCGAGATCCTCGAGGTCCGCGACCGCGACCGCGTGCTCTGCACGCTGACCGGCGACTTCTGCATGGGCTACGAGTCCGCCCGCAACCGTGCCGCGTGGATGGTGCGACTCCTGAACCGCGGACTCGCCACGGCTGACCGCGTGCCCGCGGACGCCGAGTCTTGGACCACCTCATCCCTCTATGACCACCTCACCGCCTGACCACCTACCGGAGTCCCGACCATGAGCATCATTCGATACAGCCCAAAAGAAATCCGCATCGTCGCAGCCGCCATCCTCTGGGATAAGTTCGCCTCCCCAAGTGACAAGGGGCACCAGCGGCTGCGGATCATCACGCAACTGCTCGCCGCGTTCCCTGAGCAAGCCCGCACACTGGGCATTGATCAGGCGACCCCGCCGACCTACGCAAAGGCGCACCAGTTCGTCGCCGCCTGCCTCGACGAAGTGAATGCCGCGGCACACTTCGACCGCTACGGCGACGGCGGCGACCTGGCCGACGAATTTCTGAACCCGGACCGATACCGGGCCGGCGATGATCTCTCACTGCTCCAGGCGAAGCAGGCGCTTGGCGACTGGTGCCTCGGTGCCGGATTCATGTACAACTCGGACACCTATGACTTCCGGGCCACCGCGATTTTCGCGGCGCTCCACGCCGCGGCGTGGCGGATCCTTCAGGCCGAAGAGGCCGCCCGCCGCGGCGACGGTGTCAAAAAGACCGGCCACGACTACCTCGCGATCCTCAGCCGCTGACCCACGGGGGGGCGGGGTTATCAATCCACCGCCCCGTCCCCCCAACCTCACCCCACCCGGAACCACCTGCCATGCCACACGCATCCGACTTCCACACTGCCCGCCAGCAGGAGAACATCCTCCGCCGCGACGCCGCCCGCCTCGCGATCGAGTCCTGCGACTACCTGCTCAACCTTCCAAACCTCGAGCGGTGTTCCACCCTCGCCGTCCCCACGTTCGACCCCGTCGCTGTCACCCACCTGCACCGTTTCGCTGACGCTTGGGGGCTGACCGTCGTCGACCGTGGCGACTACCTCACCCTCGCTGGCATCCTCGGCCGCACCATCAATGGACGTGATGCGAAGCGGTACATCGAGTCACACCGCAGTCGATGCGAGGCGAAGGTCAATACCGCCACCCGTGAGATCGCCCGAGGCTTCGCCCGCTACGGCCTGCCGACGCGGATCCCCCATGCCATCGACGTTGTCGCCTGAGGCTTCCCCATGCCAAGAGATCAGCACACCTACACCGCCACCATTCCCGGATTCTCTCACGAGCTGTTCAGGGTGCGGGCGTACGCCTCGACAGAGAACCGACCCCGCCTCTACGGCGTCATCAGCCGGGCTGGGCTGAGGGAACGGATGCAGTCGAACAAAGCCCCCCGAAGCTTCAGAGTCCGTCTCGCCGCCGACCACGCTGCTCACATCGATAGGTTCGCCAACCTCAAAGAAGCTCGAGCCGCCGCCGCCGCACGGAACGAGGCAGCGAGCGAGGCCGACCTGGCCGAGGCTGAACAGCTTGCCGAATATGGGGTGCAGATCGAGGTCGATCCTGCCCGTCGGACCTATGTGGTGGTCAAGCTCACGATGTTGTCGAAGCCTGGAACAGGCAACGTGAGCACCGCCGTCCTTCCGTGAAACATGACGACCCCCGGCGCGCTCACGCCGGGGGTCGTCGAGGCCCACCTACCAAAGCAGACCAGAGAAGACTTTACCCCCCAACCCTCGAGGAATCAATGGCAGACTCAAAGTACACCGCATTCCACGTCCCCCGATCCTCGCCCGTGCTGGGCCTGGCCCGGAAACTCGCCGCAAAACTCCAAGAAGACTCATCGGTTGCGGGACTCCGCGTGCCGATGTACGCTGCGATTCATGTGGCACTGACCGAGGCACTCGCCCGACGTCACGCCGACACCGTCCCCGCCGAGGCGCTCACCCGGCGGACCATGGACACTACAGACCAGAGCATGGAGGTCGATCGATGACCCCTGCCCCCACCTACCGACTGAACTCCAACGGTGCGTACTGGCAAGCCTCGTGGACCGACGGGAGCGGGCGTCGCCGCCGCCGATCCATCGGACGCAAGCGTGATCTCACCCGCCGGCAGGCGGAGGCGGAGGTCCAACGGATCGCCATCGAGCACGGAATCCAGCCCGGACTCCGGCACTCCGCTCGAGCTTGCCTTCATGACTGGCTCGTCCGCTACCTTGAGGTGCGATCGACCGCCCTCGACCCCGCAACCATGAAGGCCCACCGTCGGACGGCGGATCTGCTCCGCCTCTTCTTCCCCGCCAACCCGCGAATCGACGAAATTCCTCGAGGCCTCGCGACCGACTGGCGGGCGTGGCTCGCCGCCGACCGCGGCCTCGGCGAATCAACGGTCTGTAAGCATTGCCGAATTGCCAAGGTGATCATTCGACATGCGATTGCAGAGGAGCGGGCTGGAACCAACCCGTTCGATCATCTGGTCGGCACGGCCCCCCGGATTGAGCAGTGGAACCGTCGGCTGGTCTCACTCGGGGAGGCGAACGCCGTGGCTGCAGCCTGCCCTCTTGCCGAGCGGCTGATCATGCTCGGTTGGTACGCCGGCCTGCGGACCAGCGAAGCGGTCCACCTCCGCTGGGATCACCTGAGCGACGCACGTTTGACGGTTGAACCTCGGTCGGGCGTCCGCACCACGAAGCAGCGGCTGCGGGTCGTCCGGGTCGAGCCAGGTCTCGCCTCCTGCCTCGAGCGGTGGGCACCTCGACACCTCACGGTGTGCGGTGTGCTCGAGGCAGGAAAGGCGGGACAGGTTCATCGCATTCTCGCCGCCGCCTGCGGTCGCACCCGCGTTGAGGCGTTCACGATGCAGGACCTGCGGAAGACTCGCGACACCCTGTGGCACCAGCAATTCCCGGCCCACGTTGCATGTGCCTGGATCGGTCATTCCGAGCAAGTTGCTCGAGATCACTACCTCACCGTGTCGGAGGACTACTACCGATGCACCGCCTGATTCTGTTCCTCTCTCGTCTGGCCCTCGGACTCCGTCGCATGTCGGCGGAGGACCGGCGGACCCCTCTTGTAATTCTCGGGCAGGGCGACACCGCCCGCCGTTACCACGAAAGGCAGTCATGAACAACGCAATCACTTCGCCCACCGGCGCCGACCTCGACCTCTTCCGAATCGCTGACGTGTTCGCGAAGTCCGGGATGTTCCCCGACGCACGCGACGCCGCTCAGTGTGCTGCGAAGTTGGTCGTCGGGCACGGCCTCGGCCTTACCCCTTACGACTCGATGAACGGACTCCACCTCATCAAGGGGAAGGCGGTGCTCGCCGCCAACACGATGGCCGCCGCGATCAAGCGGAGCGGGAAGTACGACTACCGCGCGGTCACCACCGAGACGGAGTGCCGCATCACTTTCTACGACCTGAGCATGCGGGACGAGAACGGCGTTCCGTTCAAGATCGGCACCTCGGTCTTCACGATCGAGGACGCCAAGCGGGCCGGGCTTGGCGGGGACAATTGGAGGAAGTACCCGAAGAGCATGTTGTTTGCACGGTGCATCTCGAACGGCTATCGTGAGCATTGTCCCGACGCTCTCGGTGCCTCGGCCGCTCCCGTGTACGTTCAGGAGCACGGCGAGTCTGAGATCCCCGATGAGCCGGTTCGGGGCCAGGTTGAATCTCTTTCGTCCCGCGGGCGTGGGGGCAGCAATGCCCCCGCGCCTGTGGTTTGGCCTGAGCCCGAGCCGGAGCCGCCCGCGAGACCGGCGCCGAAGGCGTTGCCTGAGAAGAAGAATCTTCCCGCTGATCAGACGATGAACGCCGGCGAGTCCGAGCAGGACGAGCAGTACTCGAAGATTCAGGTGATGGATGTTGAGCCTGTGAAGCGGGGCACGAAGACCAAGTACCTCGTTCACTCAACCGATGGTCAAACATTCGAGACTTTCAGCAAGACGATCGCAACGCAGTGCAAGGATGCTGCGGCTGCCGACGCCGAAGTCCATTTGAAATGGCTCCCGAAGAAGATCGGCAACAAAGTGTTCCAAGACATCGAGTCGGTCAAGGCCGCGTTTGTCGAAGATCGCAGCAACGAGGAGCATTCCTGGTGAGCTACGACCCAGCGAAGGATCAACTCATGCGGAGCGACTACTGCTGCTGGATGGAGGAACTCGGTGCGGCTGAGGCGCTCGGCCCCGGCGCCGTCGAGGACTTCATGCGTCGCAACCCCCCGCCTCCGTTGCCAACGAAGACCGAGAAAGAAGACCCCAACAAGCGGGGGTTCTGATGGAGGAATCGCATGTTCATCATCTTTCCCTTTGCGCAGGAATCGGGGGAATCGATCTCGGACTCCGCGCTTGCGTCAGAGGAATTCGCACGATCGCTATGGTGGAGAGGGAAGCCTTCTGCATCGCGAACCTGGCTGAAAAGATGGAAGCGGGAGAGCTGGATCCGGCGCCTATCTACCCGGACCTTCACTCATTCCCGTGGTCTGACTACGCATCTCGCGTGGACATCGTCACTGGAGGATTCCCGTGTCAGCCATTCTCAAACGCCGGAAGTCGCAAAGGCGTTGAGGACCCGCGTCACTTGTGGCCTGTCATCCGAGAAGGACTCAGCGTTGTTCGACCTCGAATCTGTTTCTTCGAGAACGTCGATGGAATCGCTACCGCTCGGTCGCCGGGCTACCACTCCGTTCTCCACCATGTCCTCAGCGACTTGGAAAGACTGGGTTACAGAGCGACGGCGGCATGCTTTACAGCGAGCGAAGTCGGCGCACCACACCGAAGGAAGCGTTGGTTCATTCTTGCAGTGGCCGACAGCGACGGTCGGCGACTCGCGGAGTTCGGCGAGGCACACCACGACGACGGGGGTGTCGCACTCTGGGACCACATTGGTGGATGCGGTGAGGATCTGGCCGACGCCGACTGGGATCCATGCGGATCGGGGAAATCACGACGAGCCGGTGGAGAACTACGAGCAGCGGGTGAGGGACTACGAGGAAGGGAGAGCGAAGGGCAAGCCGGGAAAGAGTCTCGGGGTTGCGGTTCGGAGGGACTGGCCGACGCCGAGGACGCCGAGCGGGGGGCCGGAGTCCGCAACGAGGAAGCAGGAATTGGGGAGAACCTCGAGCGGTGGAAGCGATCTGACTTCTGCGGTGAGGGAGTGGCCGACGCCGACGGCAGCGGAGGGCGGGAAGATTCCGTGCTCTCCGAACTACGGGAACGTGGGACTCTCGAACCATCCCGATCTGGTGGGAACCCCGGATCGCGAGAAGGGGAAGAAGAGTCGCAAGAAGGATTGGCCGACAGCGACATCGAGGGACTGGAAGGATTCGCCAGGGATGTCTTTCGAGCGGGAGGGTCGCGGCCCCAATGGGAGAGTGGATCTTCTTCCTCGAGCCGTGTTCGCCGATGGCCGGCAGGGCCGGGCGAACCACAAGCCGGATGGGAGTCCCCTCGGACTCTTGAACCCATCGTGGGTCGAGGAGCTGATGGGATTTCCGACGGGCTGGTCGATGCTCACGCAGACCGAGTCGATCGGCTGAGGTGCTTGGGGAACGCGGTCGTTCCTGACGTGGCGGCCATTGCGTTTGCATCACTCTGGTGGGAGTTGCACGATGACGACGCATGACACAAGTCGCAATCACTACCGGGTCAAGCCGCCTTTCGCAGTCATGTTCTCCGGCGGAGAGACATCGGCGTTCATGCTGCGAAAGATCGTCGACGCATTTGACGGCAAACTTCCAGAGGACGCCCGCGTGTTGTTCTGCAACACAGGTCTCGAGCATGAGGAGACCTTGAAGTTCGTGCAGCGGGTGTCGGACGAGTGGGCAATCCCGGTCGTGTGGCTCGAATATGTCGCGCCTCAGGAGTTCGAGGTCGTCAACTTTGAGGCCGCGTCAAGAAACGGCGAGCCGTTCGAGCGGTTGGTGCAAGCGAAAGGGTATCTGCCGACACCAGTGGCCAGGGTCTGCACCTCCAACCTGAAGATGCGAACTGGCTACCACTACCTCAAGTCGATCGGGTGGGACGAGTGGGATTCAGCGATTGGTCTGCGAGCAGATGAACCTCGGCGAGCACAGCGAATCCGTGGTGATCATGCCGCAGAGACTCCGGTCTGCCCCATGTATCTTGCTGGCGATTCACTCGTCGAGGTCGAGGCTTTCTGGGAGGCACAGTCATGGCGTCTGGGGATCCCGCGATGGCTTGGCAACTGCTGTGGCTGTTTCCTGAAATCTGCGGCCCGACTGCAGGTCATAGCCGATGACTACCCAGAACTCCTCGAGTGGTGGGCCGCGATCGAGGAGCGGACTGGCAAGCCGTTCAGGCTAGATCGGCCGACCTATCGACAGCTTCTCACTCAGGTCAGCGTTCAGGGTCGGCTATTTGAAGACCCCAACATCGACGACGACTCGGTGCCATGCACCTGCACGGATTGATCATGCGAAGTAGAAGCAAGTTCTATAACGACGTCGGGGTTGCAGGCGTCAAGTCACCGCCAATCCCTGGGACGTGCCGCATGTTTCTTTCTGGCATGTGTGATTGCCTCAAAATACCTCACGAATTTTGGAAGCATCGGAGGAAGAACGAGCACTGGTTTGCACAAGAGAGGTTGGTTCTTGAGTTCGTGACTCTTCGATTGCACAAGAGGTACTTTCGACACCGGTGGGATTTAGAGGACATGTTCCTCACGAACGCATCGATGGTCTTTGAGTTGTTTGGTCGGCACAAGTTGATGAAGGAAGAATTCCCAGACTTGTTCCGAGCGTGTTTGAAGATGGAAGGTGAGCAAGCAGGCAGGTTCTGCCTAGCCTTAGCAAAGGAAATCGGATATGTGGACTCGTGTCACGAAGGCCTCACCCTGCCCGGTGTGTGGGAAGGTCAAATGGTGCAGCATCGGTGACAAAGCGATCTGGTGCATGAAAGGCGGCGAGCCGCCCGCAGGGATGCGGCTGGTTCGATCAACTGACAACGGGCATTTGTTCAAGGAGTTGACAACGCCATGGGAAGAACGAAGTACCGAGTAGCTCCCGCCAATGAGCGGCAGTATCTTGGCCGCACCTTTGGGAGCAAGGCCGAGCGGGAGTATTGCCAGCAACTTGAACTTGAGGTGGGGATGGGCGAGATCAACTCGTACGTCTGTCAGCCTCGAATCTGGCTGGGCGTGCCTGAGAATGTCTACATCCCAGACTTCCTGATTATTCCGTTTCATCGGGACGAGTGGCCGTATTACATAGACGTCAAGGGTGTCGAGACGGCCAAGTTCAAACGGGACAAGAAACTCTGGGTGAAGTACGCAAGGCTTGACTTGCACGTCGTCAAGAAGAAGGGGACACGATTCGTCACTACGGAGATTGTGCGTGGCACCCCTTGAAATTGGCGACATCGTCGCCGGCTCACACCTTGGTCGGCAAGTAGAACTTGAGATCGACGCGATCTCCGCTGGCGTGAAGCGATACCGAAAACTGGTTCGTGAAGCGACCGAGCGTGGCGACGCCGCCAGCCTCAAGCCGGTCGAGCGGCTGTTGGTCTACTGGTTTGAGCCGTTGCGGCAGGCAATCCGAGAGGAGCAGCGGCAGATCCTTGCGGGACAATCGGCGAGAGGCCGCCGTCTTCACGGCCCGATCGTCATGTCGCTCAAGGCAGACAAGCTTGCGGTGATCACATTGCACAGCATGCTGGGTCGATGCTTGCTGGAACCGAACGGGGACCTGGTTGTGCGTGGGTTCTACGCAATCGGCAATGCGGTAGTGTCGGAGATCCACGCCGAGCAACTGCAGCGACATGATGAATGCGACTGGAACCGCATCGCCAATCGCTACCGGAGGATGACGCCTCGCCGCCTGAACCAGTTCGCGAAGCAGGTCCTCGAAGAGCCGGTTTGGAATCGCCGAGGCTGCATTGCTACAGGCTCCTGCATGGCGAGGCTTGCAATCGAGACGTGCCTGCTCGAGGTCGACAGGAAGTGGGAGCGGGCTTTCCAGCATGTCAAGATCTGGCATAACAATCAGAAAGTCGGCGCCATTCAACTGACCGACGCCGCCCATCAGGTCATCGAAGACGGGCATGCGTTTCGGTCTGAGTTGCGACCGAGGTTTCTGCCCATGGTGGTCGAGCCTTACCCGTGGAGTGACAAGGCCGAGGGTGGGTACGTCAAGGTTCGCACGCCTCTGATCGCGAAGCCAACAAAGGAGCAAACCCGCAAGGTTCGAGAGTCGGACCATGGCCGCCTGCTTGAGGCCATGAACGCGATGAATGCGACGGCGTGGACCGTGAATGACCGAGTCGCCGAGGTGATGCAGGTCGTTTGGTCTGAGATGGGTGGGGGCGTTGGCAAGATCCCTCCGGCCGACAAGGTGCCGCTGCCACCTAGGCCTGATGGCATTGACGAATCGGAAGAGGTGCTCAAGGCGTGGAAGTCCGAGGCCCATGCGGTCCACACTGTGAACTCGAAGAACGCCGGCTGGAGAGCCGAGTTCGTGCAGACGATTGGCGTGGCCGAGCGAATGCGGGGATTTGGGCAGTGGTATCTACCGCACCAGATCGACTTCCGCGGGAGGTTCTACCCGATCCCGTTGCATCTCAACCACCACGGCCACGACGTCCCTCGGTCGCTCATGCTGTTTGCCGAGCCGGTTCCGCTGACCGAGGCTGGCCGGCGGTGGCTTCGCATCCATGCGGCGAACTGCTGGGGCTTGGACAAGATGAGCCTTGATGCGCGGGACGCCAGAATCATTGAGATGCGGTCAGACATTCGACGGATCTATGAGGACCCGATTCGGACCATCGATCTGTGGAGCAAGGCGGATGAGCCGTGGCAGTTCCTGGCGGCGTGCTTCGCCTTGTGCGATGACGAGTACGGGGAACGCTTGCCGGTCCAGCTCGATGGAACTTGCAACGGCATGCAGCACTACTGTGCGGCCAGCCGCGACGAGGATGGTGGGAAATGGGTGAACCTGCTCCCAACCGCAGAGCCGATGGACGCCTACTCCAGAGTTCTTCGCGCTGTGCTTGAGAACGTGGCCGCGGACACACAAGAAGTGGCAAGGCTTGCAATGCCGCACCTTGACCGCAAGCTTGTCAAGCAGCCAGTGATGACCTCGAACTACAACGTGACCTTTGTCGGTATGCGCAACCAGATCCGCGACGAACTCCGATCACGAGGAGTGGCAAAGGACGATGCGAGGCTGGTGGCGCCATATGTGGCAGCGAATGTTCGGTCTGCCATTGATCATGTCTTCAGCGGGCCGCAGCAGGTGATGCGTTGGATCGAGGCGTCCGCCAAAGCAATCAACGAGACATACCCAAACCGTGCGATTGAGTGGCCCACACCGCTGGGGTTCACGGCAGTGCAGCCGTACCGCAAAGGAAGGACTGGCAAGGTTCGGACAGCATTGCAGGAGGTCAACCTTCTAGAGATCACCGAAGACTGCCCGGTCTACAAGGCCAAGCAGAAGCAAGGCTTGCCGCCGAACATCGTTCACTCTTGGGATGGGGCACACCTCGGCATGACTGCGATTGAGATGCGGCGACGCCAGCGGGCGTTTGCCGGCGTGCATGATTCAGCGTGGACGCATGCGGAACACGCGGATGAATTGAAGCAGGTGCTGGCAGAGACGATGATCCAAATGCACGGCGCCGACCAGATCTCAAGGATCTGCACCAGGTGGGCTGACATCTACCCGGCGGCCGACATCCCATTGCCTCCTAAGTATGGGAACCTTGACCTCGAAAGGATCCGCAACAGTGAGTACTTCTTCTCCTGATGCCAGCGTTCCAGACAATGGAACACTTCGTGTCTGGTTCGCTGAGGGTGTGCGTTTGTCGCATGTCACCTCACGCCTGAAACCAGGCTGGTGGCGGAAACATCCAGAGTGGCTCACGCAGGTTGGCGGGACAGAGCTGGTCGGCCGTTGGTTTGACACTCGCTGCCGACACATCTTGCTTGAGCATGGCGGGACCGTGCTTGACGTCGGGTGGACACACACCACGATCTACCCAGTGCGGGCATTTGCCAGAGGCTACAAGGGTGTCGTCGGCTGCTTTGAATTCGCGGCCAACCCCATTCCTTGGTCTTGGGCTTCCGACTGGACTGCAGGATCAGCCTGCGTGCAGGAGACGACAACAACTCAGGCTCTTGTATCACATCTAGCGATGTTCTGTACAGGCGGTAGATGGAGGCCCCTTCGGGTTGAGACCTGCGTAGACGTGGCTCTTGTGTTCCTTGCTCGAGTGGGCGTAGTCTTCGAGAAAGAACCGTGGAATCCCCCGGCCTTGTGCCGATACCTACTGGAGAACGGACATGTCTGGCACCCCCGGCTATCCGCTCTCCCTGCCGAGGACTGTCGTCGAGCTGATTGACCAGCTCGACCAGCAGGTCCCCATCGCCATCATTGACGCCCCCCCGCTCCCTGACGCCCGGATCCAAGAACTCATGTTCGAGGCCGGGCGTCGGTCTATTGTGGATGAACTTGTCCGACTCAAGGAAAGGAGTCAGAAGAATGGGTAGCGCCCCCCCGCCTCCGCCTGCGCCGGAACTCCCAGAGCCGCCTGAGGTCCCCGATGACCCGCAGCCCTTCATCGAAGAGGCTCGGTTTGACGAAGCCCGCCGAAGAAGCACCGGCCGCGCCCGCCTTCGGATCCCTACCTTCGGGTCTGGATCCGGCATGAACTACGGAGGCTGACATGGAGCGATGTATCCGGTCGACCTTCGATCAGCACGACGCTGACCGGCAGGAGTCACTCGACCGGGCGCGTCTCTGTGCGGCCCTCAGCAAGCCCCACATTCTGCCGCCTGAAGGGTGGGATGACGGGGAGCTCCTGCCTCAGACCTTCTCGGCGTTGGCGACTCGCGGGATCACCAACCTCGAGGGGCGTCTTCTGCTCGCCCTCTTTCCTCCTGGGATGCCGTTCTTCAAATTGAGAGCGGCATCCCGATTCAAGTACGACCCTGACGTCGATCCGGAAATGTTGCAGGCATTCGAGGATCGGCTGCGGATTCACGAGCTGGTGATCATGTCTCGCCTCGAGCGGGATGAGGCCAAGGGGGGAACCAACGCCCGCCGAGCCGGGTTCCGATCCCGCATGCGGACGGCAATCTCGCAGCTTCTTGTGACCGGCGACGTCTTGATTCAGATGACGGACGAGTACCAGATCCGGGTACACCGCCGCGACAACTATGTCGTGAACCGGGACACCGGCGGCGACGTCCGGTTCATGATCACCCGTGAGCACATCGACCCGCTGACGTTGACCGAGGAGCAAATGATGCTTGCCGGCATCAACGCTGAGGAGGCGGCTGCGAAGCCAACCACCGATCGGATGGAGGAGCTGTACACGCGAATCATGTGGCAGCCCATCTCGAAGGCCTGGGTCATCGAGCAGGAGATCAACCGCAAAATCATTGTGACGAGTGAGGAGAAGTTCACCCCGTACTTCCCGGTGCCGTACCAGTTGCCGCCCACCGCCCACTACGGGCGTGGGATTATCGAAGACAACCTTGGCGATGTGCGGGCGTTGAACGAGCTGACCGAGCGGCTGCTCGACTTCGCGGCAATGTCCTCGAAGTTCATGTTTGTCACGGACTACTCGAGTCAGGTCCGGCCTCAGGACCTTGCCCTCCCCACCGGCTCCGTCATTCAGGGCAGAGTGCAAGGTGGTCAGGTGTCAGATGTAGCCCTGCTGAAGAACGACAAGCAGGGCGACTTCAATGTTGTTCAGACCGTGCGGTCCCAGATCGCGAGCGACATTTCCAAGGTCATGATGATGGAGGCCGAGCAGCTTCCGACCTACGAGCGAGCGAGCCGCCTGCATGTCGAACGTGTGGCGATGGAACTTGAGGGTGCCCTTGGCGGCGTATACGCTCCGATTGCGGACTCCCTGCAGATCCCACTGATCGAGAGACTTCAGTACCAGCTCACTCGCGACGGGTCACTCCCGTCGCTTCCCGACGACTCGGTCGAGGTCGAGGCTGTCACCGGCATCTCGGCTCTGTCCCGCGAGGGTGATCAGCAGAAGCTGCTGCAACTCCTGCAGACCGTTGCTAATATGGGACCGGATATGCTTGGCCGCATCGATCGCGGCGTGCTTCTCGACGTACTCGTACGTCACAGCGGCATCTACGAACCAGGTCTTGTGAAGACCGAGGAGCAGGTGCAGCAGGAGCAGGCTGCGATGCAGCAGCAGGCCATGGCTGGCATGGCCGCCGAGCAAGCAATTCAAGCGGGCGGTGCTGCGATTCAGCAGGCCGCGATGCAGGAGATGCCGAATGCCTGAAGGCGAGTCACCTACCCAGTCCATTCAACAACAAGGAACAACGCCCCCTGACCCTGGCATGACCGCCGATGTGTCTATGTCTGAGGCCGCCGAGACGCAGCCTCGGATGTACGCGGGCAAGTACAAATCCATTGAGGATTTGGAGCGGGGCTACACGGAGCTTCAGAAGAGCCAGTCCTCCAGACCAGACTTCGCATCGATGGATGTGGAGAGCCTGCTCCAGCACGCCGGCGTGACTGGCGGAGATCTTGCCACCAACTGGCAGGAGCACGGCACCCTGACCGAAGACCAGTACACCGCGTTGCGGAAGGTTGGTCTCGGCAAGGAGGTGGTGGACACCTTTCTCCGCGGCCAGCAGGCCATGGCAAAGAACAACCACTATCAGGTGCAGCAAGCTGTAGAAGCGGCGGCCTCACTGGCTGGCGGCCGACAGCAGTTGGAGAATCTCTTCGCGTGGGCAAACAACCACTATGACGAGAGTCAACTCGAGAGATTCCAGACAATGGCGGACGACCCTGGCCAGATAGGTGCAGCGGTCAAGGAGATGATGTTCGACTGGAAGAACGTCAGCGGACAGGGTTTCACCTCGCAGCTCGTCAATGGCCAGGCAATGCCCAATGCGGCGTCTGGATTCGAGAGTGTGCATGAGTTCATCGAGGCCATGGGCAAGGCGAGAAAGAATGGTTTCGATGCGGCGTTCCAACGACGTCTCGCGAACACTCCACAGCACATCCTTCGAGGTATTGACCGATGACGTTCAGAACCAACAAATGGTGTACGAATCAGGCGGCGCTCCTAGAAATGCAGCACGGCCTGCGGGTCGCCTTCACCACACTTGCTGAATCCGGAATGATCCGAGCGGAGTTCAAGGACATTCAGACCCGCGAGGTTCAGCACGCTGATGTCGGCGGCACCGAGGAGGATGCGTTCCGTGCAGCAATCAAGACGTTTGTCGCCCGCAAGTCCAAGGCCGAGCAGCTTGAGTCGGACAACGCGGATCTTCGTCAACGGCTCGCTGATCTCGAGTCCGAACTGGCGACTAAATCGACTACGAACAATGCGACTTCGCATGGCTCGCGTAAGAAAGATTCTCAAAAGGACGATGCCGTAAGTAGCGGCACGTTCTAACTCAACGCTATGAGCCTTCGGGCCAGGCCGGAGACCACGCCTCGGCGTGCCGGCTGAAACCGGAGACACCTCGGTCGCGTTCTCTCACCCAACCCCTGAACAAGGAGCAGAGACATGGCTTCTCTCGACCTTCCCAGCGGCGCTGGTGGTGGACCTACCGCGGTCCCCTTCGGTGCTACCCGTACCCTCTCCAAGGATTTCGGCGCCAACGAGCGTGAGCTCGCGCTCAAGATCTTCTCGGGCACTGTCCTCGAGCAGTTCTACGTCAACACCGTCTTCTACGATCGGGCCGGCGAGTTCATCGCCCAGAAGCAGCTCGATGGTGGGCATGAGGCGCAGTGGCCGGTGATCGGGGACGACCTCGATCTCTTCAACGCCACCGATCTCAACGACACCGACAGCCCGGCAGACGGCACCTTTGATGAGGCCCTCGCCGAGGGCGGACTCAACGCTGGCTACCACACTCCCGGCGAATTCATCACCGGCAAGAAGATCAAGATGTCCGAGCGGGTCATCCGCGTCGACGACATTCTGGTCGCGCCGATTGACGTGCCGTTCGCCGATCTCAACCTGTCGCACTTCGACGTGCTTGGGCCGTACGCCCAGAAGCTTGCTCGAAGCCTGGCGACCGACAACGATCGGAAGATCGCGGCGGTGGCTCTTTCTGCGGCGCTTGAGGGTGGGGTGTCTGGTGTCTTCCCCGGAGGAAACAGTGTCACCCGTGACGTTTCGGATGCCACCAACCCGTTCGCTGCAACCGAGGCGTATCAGGACAACTCCACCGGATCTGGCGCCTTCCGAGACGACGTCGCGGAACTCGCAAAGCTCATGGACGAAGACAATGTTCCTGAGCAGGGCCGCTATCTGTTCATCCCCCCGGTAGTTCGGAAGCTGCTCCGCCACGAAACTGACGTGTTCAACCGCGACTTCAACGAGGCGTCGCTTGCTGGCACCCTGAACAGCCGAGCGATCGGTGTGCTTGAGGGTTTCCAGCTCATTACCTCCAACAACCTTCCCGGCTACTGGACGACCAAGACCGACGGCCGGTACGCGCTCATCGACAGCAACTTCGCGAAGTATGACTTCAACTGTTCGCTGTCGGCGTCTGGTTCGGGCACGGCCCGCCCGGCTGCCATCGCTCTGTGTGGTGCGTCGATGGGTTCGGCTGCTGTTGGCATGGTTCAGGCGCAGGGCATTCGGACGCACATCGAGGACGATGAGCGTCGGAACGTCAAGTTCATGAAGGCTCAGATGCACGTCGGCTACGGCGTCCTTGCGCCTTGGTGTTCTGGCGCCATCATGATGCAGCGCTCGTCCTGATTCGCTGATACTGGTTCGGCCCCCCTCGCCTCACTTGTGAGGCGGGGGGGGTCTTTGTTTTGGAGCGAAACATGACACGGGTCGGATCATGCGACACTGTCAGCCTCTCGATCCGTGATTGGTTCGGGATCATCGCGAGCGTTGCCACGGTGCTGGTTGCCTTGATGGGCGTCTACTTGCACCACGATCGAGCGCTGACCAAGATCGGCACGCGGCAAGACATCATTCTCGAGCGTCTCAACAAGGTCGAGGATCTTGTCGACAACACCTGGAGATCACCGTGAACGCAATTCTGGACTGCCTAAAGACCAACCGCGGACTGACCTACAGCGTCGCAGGTCTGATCATTGTGGTGCTGGTCGTGGCGACAGCCGCTGGCTGCCAGCTTGAGGACCTCGTTCGCTTCAGCACTCCCGAAGGTGTGCAGGGTGCGATCGCTGTTGAGGCGACCGTGCCAGTCAGCAAGGCCGATCAGGTCTGGACTGACTGGGAGCATTTCGTGGAGACGAACACGGATCGTCTGCAGGCCGAGATCACCAACGGTCGGGAGCGAGCCGCCGTTCTGATGAGCATCGTGGATACTGGAATCGCCGCGGCAAGCGGTCCGATCTCGACCCTGCCCGGCGGGGCAATCGCGGTCGGCGCCATGTCGCTCCTGACCGGGCTGTTCCTCAAGCGGCCCGGAGATCGCAAGCGTGAGGCAGAAGCCATCGCCAAGGCGGTTGAGGACGCGGCGAAGGGGGCGCCGGCGTGAGCACCCTCAAGGTCGATACGATCGCGGCCAACACCACCGGCACGGTCCAGATTCTTGATCAAGCCAGGCTGCAGTCTGGCGCCTCGATCACAGGGTCTACGACCAGCACCGGAGGAATCACTGCTCTTGGCAAGATCGAGTCGACCTCAGAGCTTGAGTCTGTTCTGCTCGACATCAACGGCGACGGGGACGTATCTGGGAACCTCTCTTGCGGGACGCTGACGTGTGACGGCGCTGTCAACGCGAACACGATGTACGTTCAGGGCGTGCAGATTCAGCCGCACATCGTTGCGTTCGCAAAGTTCGACGGGTCCGCCCTCAGTTCGACCAAGAACGTCGAGGCGTACACCGACAACGGTGGCGGAAGTTTCACCTTTGAGTTCACGACGGCGGTCGACGACAACGAGTACGTCGTCATCGCCAGCACACACGACTCAACCAACACAGTCGAAGTCAGCACACAGACTGCGGCCTCCGTCACGCTTGAGAATGTTCCATCTGCGGGATGCTCGTTTCTCGTTCTTGACATCCTTGTCGACGAGCTGATTGACACCCTAACCCCGCCAGTTGTTGCGCTTGACGACCTGACGGATGTCAGCATCACTACCCCGACAGCGAAGCAGATCCTGTACTACAACGGGATCGAGTGGCGAAACGTCTCACTGAGCGCGACGGACATCGCGTCTGGCACATTCGACAATGCAAGAATCGCCCAGTCCAACGTGACCCAGCACGAGTCTGCTCTGTCGATCGACGGCACGCAACTGACCAACTTGTCGTCGGTGAACCTGTCGGAGTTCAACAACGATCTTGGTGCAACGAGTGACCACGGAACGCTGGCGGGTCTTGGAGACGACGACCATACCCAGTATGCGCTGGCAGATGGCACACGCGGAAACTTTGCGGCCTCGAGCCACACCCACGACGCCGGCGACATCACCAGCGGCATTTTCTCGATCCTGCGAATCCCCGACCTGTCGACAAGCAAGATCACCAGCGGCACGTTCGCCGACGCTCGCATCTCCGAGTCGAGCGTCACCCAGCACGCAGACGCGATCGACCTGAACGACTTGGGGGACGTGTCGACAACGACCGGCAGCCCCGGCAACGGCGCGCTTCTGTACAAGCACCAGCCCGGCGGCGGATCGATCGAATACCGGCTCGTGGATCGGGACTCGATCGGCCTGTCCGAGTTCAACAACGACTTGCCTGCGGTCTCGGACTCGTACGCGATGTTCATTGAGACCCCAAGCGACAAGACCTACACGGTTGAACCGTATGCACCTGCCGCTCGGACGGTGACAAGAGTCACAGCAAAAACCTCGGCTGGAACCTGCAACTTACTGCTTGCCAATGGTGCTAACTCGCAGGCCATCCTTGCTGTCAGCAGTGTCCAGGCGACAAGCACGTCTATCTTCAACGCATCTGTTTCTGCTGGCGATCGACTGACGGTCGCTATCAGCAGCACCAGTAGTGCAGAAGACCTTGAGATCTCGGTGGAATACACGCAATGACCTTCGTGAGCGTGGTCCAATCAGCCGGTGGATCCGACTGGGACACGTTTGCAGACGGCATCTACTTTGACATGGGCTTCAATACCGGGCGGGCCCCTGAGCCGACCACGTTCCCACAGAACGTAGACCAGCAGATCATCGTGGCTCAGTCTGGCAGCGTCACCTGGGATCCGACTCAGTGGATCCGCAGCCGTGTGGTCACCTACTCGTCTCAGTATCCTTTGGCGACTCTCAGCCGGGACGAGTCGATGGACACCAACTACAACCCATCGCCTGCGGCAGTCGAGGCCGACTACCCGCCATTCATCGCTGTTTGGCAGGAGTTCCCTGACCTTCGGCAGTTCGGAGGGAACAACACTGCTCGCGGCTGGATTGTCCTCCAAAGAGAGGATCCGCTCTACACACGAGACACCGCTTCGATCACATACAACGTGATCTATTCCATTGATGGACCGAATGAGGGACTTGCTGGGGCAACCAAGAGCATCGTCAAAGTAGGGTTGACCGAATACGACGGCAATGCTGCGAACTGGCGAGACTTTGACGGGTGGACCAAGGTTCAAGAGCAGGACTGGGAGATCACCGCAAAGCCTGCGACGGGCACTTGGTCTGCCACGATTACGAACAACTACGCTGCCAAGAACATTGTGGCGAGTGGCAATAGTTTCCCGCAAGGTTTCTGGCGTACGGGCAGCCCAAGAATCGTTTGTGGTACGGAAGCGGTCAACTACGGTGCAACCGCTGGCGCATTTGGAGATCCCAACCAAGCGGAATTCCCTACCTCAACAGAAGCACAGTTGTACTTCCGGCGATACGCATACTTCCAAGAGATCGTTGGATCCACTTACACGGTTCCGTACTTCTACATCGGCGGATCGCAGCCTTCGTACAACAACTGCGCTACACAACTTGGCGGAGGCCAGACCCTGAACGTCGGCGACGTTGTCCGACTTCACATCTTCGAATGGTGATCTCTCATGGACAGACTTCAGCAATTCGCGGCCATCGAGTCCGCTCTCAACACGATCAACACGCGAGTCAACCGGCTGGCGTATATCTTCAGTCAGACGCAGGCTCGGACCGCAGTTGACGACGGCCTCATCGACGAACTGATCGTGACCGCCGGTGCCTTGGAGGCGGCAGCGACTGCGCTCAAGGCCGTTCAGTACGACCCGCAGCCTGATCAGGATGCCCCGCCCGCGTGATGAGTCGACGGTCAGAAGACCTGCCGCACAACGGTTTGTCACAAGGGCGATTGAAAGTCCGACTTTGAATTGCCCTAGTTTCTCGTTCGAGAAAGTGTGGAGAATCAGGAATGCAAGTCCCGATCTGCGCAGTAGCCCTGACCGCCATGCAGTCCACCCGACTCTTTCTCGACGGGATCTGGGTGGTAGAAGCCCACGACGATAATGCCACCAAGAAGACCGACGTGATCTACACCATCGAGACCACCGACTGGGAGTGGCAGATGGAAGGAGAGATCACCACCGAAAACAAGACGGCCTCGAACCGGCTTCACACGTTCCAGATGCGGTGGAAGATTCCAGACGGCAAGAAGCCAGTGGTGACAGACGGAGAGGTCTGCTGGGAGTGGTCGCAGAAGCTGATCGTCGCCCAGTGGAAGACTGCTGTCGGGCCGCTCCAGACGGAGGTCGTGCCGATCGACTGGGCGATCAGCTTGTATCCCGTGGGTGACATCAACGAGGACGGCAAGGTCAACGGCGAGGATCGCGGCCTCCTGTTCGCCGACTGGGGAACTGACGCCCAGCGATCCGACCTCGACTGGAACGGAACCGTCGACGGGAGCGACCTTGGAATTCTGAACACGCAATGGGGCTGGACTGCCCCTTCACCTGATCCTGGAGATCAAGAGCCATGAGCACGCTCCGTGTCGACACGATCGAAGCCAACGCTGCTTCATCAGTGACCCTGGCTGAAGACACGGTAGTGAGCGGAACTCTCACGGCGACTGGCACGTTGACTGGTCAAGGCAACATCGTTGCGACTGGAAACGTCACGGCCGGATCCGGCTTGATTGGTCAAAGTCTTGATCTGAACGGCGGCAATATCATCGACGCTGGAACAGTGAACTGCACTGGCGTCAGCTCGTCTGGCTCTGTTTCTTCGGGTTCGTTGTCTGTAAGCGGCGGCGCGTCTGTTGGTTCGTTGACTATCGGCGGCGAGGCGTATGACCAAAGGGTCAGGCTTCACGCCTTGATCACACTTGGAACGGCCAAAGACATTCAAACATCCGGAAACCAATACAGGTTTACTACCGGCGACCCTGGTTTCACATTGACCAACGCTGTAGGTATCTCGTCCGTGTCAATTACCGGCGACACCGGGTTCCAGTCCACAATCCGAGTGAACCTAAATCCACAGTTGCTCGCTAGGCGATTCCCCATCTTTGTCAACTATCTTGACTCGAGCAGCAACGTCCTGCCTATCAAGCCGTGGTTCAACCACGGCAGCAACGCGCGAGTGGACTTGTTTGGTGGGTGGTATTTCTTCACTGGCTTCTCGTCTGTCAAACACATTCAAATTGCAATGTTTGGGTAACCATGAAAACCACACTTGAAGCAGTCAACGACGTGCTCCGCCGGCTCAACAAGATGCCGGTGTCAGCGCTCGGCCTTGGCCCGGTGGCGACCAGAATCCAGCGTGTGCTTGAAGATGAAGACCGCGCGATGCAGCGGCAGGGGTGGCATTTCAACACCAAGTACGACGTGACTCTTAGCCCCGACGGGTCCAACAAGTACGACGTGACCACGCTCGAGTCGACCACAGTCTTCGGCGTTGACACCTACGGAACCGACTCCAACAAGAATCTGGTCAGGCAAGGCGACTTTCTCTACGACCTTGACGAGAACACTGACACCTTCACAGGTGACATCAAGGTGCTGTACTCGTACCAGTTGCCGTTCGAGTCGATCCCCGAGGCGTACCAAGACTGGGCGATTGCTCGCACGGCCTTCCGAATTGCAACCAGCGAAGGCGCCGAGCGGTCAGACTTGCAGCTCTTGAGCATGGAACTCAACCGGGCGGAAGCCATTGCCCGACGGGACGAGATGCGTCGAGCAGATGTCAATGTGCTTGAGACCAACGAAATGGTGCAGATCCGCGGCCGCCGACGGATGCCAGATAGGAGCGTGTACTGATGGCAGGACCTGGCTACACGTTCATTGATGGCATCAACGAGATTGTCGAGACTGTCGGCGAGTTCCCGATGTCTGGCGTGACCAAACCCTCCGCTGGAGGAGACACGGCATCGATCTACTACCTCGCCGAGAAGCACATTGACCGCCACAACAAACGAGTGCAGGCTCGTGGGTGGCCGGAAAACACCGTGTACTCCAAGAGTTACACGCCGGCCACAGTCAATGCCGTCGACAACGTGGTCGTGCTGGCCGAAACAGTTTTGAAGATTCAGGCCGCCGGAACAAGCGAGGGGCGGCCTCTTGTCCTCCGGGTTGACACCACAGACTCGGACACGCCAAAGGTGTTCGACGCCATTCTCAACTCGTTCAACCTTGGTTCGACAGACGATGTGTTTCTCGATCAGGTCGAACTGCTTGCGTTCGAGGACCTGACTCCGGAACTGCAGGAAGTCATTCTCACGCAGGCCAAGGCGTCCTTCCAGCGAATGTTCCAAGGCAACATGAATCTCGACGCGGTTCTCAGCGTGGATGAGATGAAGGCAGACATGCTGGCTACTAGGAACACGTTCGAGACAAGGCGTGCGTTCAACAGCACACCGCCAAAACCTCCAGCCCCACGGCGGACTTCACAGCAATGACGACACAGCCTCTTGTCCTCAAGGTGAATTCTCTGAATCAGGGGATCAGCAAGCAAGCGGCCTCTCTTCGATTCCCGGCTCAGGTTGCTGATGCGGAAAATGTCGACTTCACCGTGGTCGATGGCGCTCGCAAGCGGCCGGGTGGGCGGACCATCGCGTCTATTGCTGGCGTGCAATCCAACAGCACCTACCGAATGCACCGAATCGAGCGCGACGACGATGAAGAGTACGCCGTTGTGTACGGCCCGAAGGCCGGCGGATTCTTTCTTGAGGTCATCGACCTAAGTGACGGGTCCGCCGCAACGGTGGTAGTCCAGAACGATGCGACCGACTACCTTGGCGAGAACGGCGCCACTGTGGACGACCTCAGGTTTGTGACCGTCGCAGACACCACGTTCATTGTGAACACGAAAAAGCCCACCGCCACCAACTCCAGCGGTGCTCAGATCGATGCCACGACAATGCCGATCCAAATGCAACGGACCGGAACATCGCCGCTTGAGTTCACTGTTGACCTGACACCTTTCGGGCAGCGGAGTTTCTACCAACAGGTCCTTCGTGGAAGCGACAACTCTGGAATCAATGGAAGCTTCAGACTTCGGTACAGCCCAGGCAGCACAAACTACACTACCGACAATATCCCCTACAACGCATCTGCTGAGGAAGTGCAAGTTGCTCTACAGGGTGATGGTGGTTCCACCAATCTTGGACTTGACCCTTTCCCGTATGGAAAGGTCATTTGCACAGGCGGGCCGCTGCCAGAGGGAGACATCTACATCAACATCTCGAATGACCTTGAAGTCGACGAGTTGATCGCGATCAGCCAGCAGCCGAACGCCGCTACCTATTCTGTAGAGCGTGGGTCAAACGAACGAGATCCTGCACCGCAGTTCATCAGGAACAACCTCCCAATCCGAGACATCACTTTCTTTCGCAATCGTCTGTGCTTTGCCAGCGATGAGTACCTTGCGTTCTCCCGCAGTGATGACGTCTATCAGTTCTATTTGACTTCTCCGATCGCGCCGACCGCGGCGGACCCAATCGAGCTGCAAATATCCGCGACCGACGTCAACATCATTGAAAACGTCACGCCGTTCCGGAACACCCTTGTCGTTCTCACCAAGGCCGGGAGGCAGTTTGAGCTTCGCGTGGACGGCGTGTTCAGCTC